AAGACGCAGGAGCAGATCGACCAGTTGCTCGCCTTCTTCTACGCCCGCCGCGGTAAGGCCTACGGTTTCCGGTTCAAGGACTGGTCGGATTATCGCCTGCCACGCTGGCGCACGCTGCCCGGCGATCTCGATCCGCTGCCGGTCTTCTTCACCACCAACGGCTCAACGGCGAGCTTCCAGCTGGTGAAAACCTACACCGACGCCGGCGGCTCCTTCGTGCGTCCGATCTACAAGCCGGTGGCGGGCACGCTGCAGCTCTACAACAACGGCGTCGCGACATCCGACTATACGGTCAACACCACGACCGGCATCGTCACCCTCGGCAACACCACCAAGGCGACGACCGGGCACCTCATCACCGGCTATTGCGAATTCGACGTGCCCGCTCGTTTCGACACCGACGACATGAAGATCACCGTGACGACCACCGAGATCTTCCAGTGGGGCCCGATCTCCGTGGTCGAAACGCGGGAGATCGCATGAAGACGATCAGCCCGGCCCTGAAGACGCACCTGGCGCAAACGACGACGACGCTGGCGGCGTGCTGGCTGATCCAGCGCACCGACGGCGCGCTGTTCGCCTACACCACGCTCGACACCGACCTCACCATCTCCGGCCAGCTCTACAGCTCGACGCACGGCTTCTCGCGCACCGCGCTCAGCGTCAGCACCAAGGGCGACGTCGATAATGCCGAGGTGATCGGCTACTTCGACGACGTGCTCTCGGGCGGCATCCGCACCCAGGACCTGGTCAACGGGCTGTTCAACTACGCCACGATCTACCTCTTCCTGGTCAACTGGGCCGACCTCACCCAGGGCATCCTGCGCCTCAAGCGCGGCTGGCTTGGCGAGACCGTGCACCTGCCCGACGGCAGCTTCACCGCCGAGCTGCGCGGGCTCAACCAGGCGCTGACGCAGGAATTCGGCAACATCCTGACGCCCTACTGCCGGGCTGATCTCGGTGATACCCGCTGCAAGGTGCCGATCCTGCCGGCGCCATGGCAGCCGAGCACGGCCTACGCCCTCGGCAGCTATATCCAGCCGCTCGCCCAGACCACCGATGATCTCCGCATCGCGCTGCTGAAATGCACCACCGCCGGCACCTCGGGAACCAGTGAGCCGAGCTGGAACACCACCGGCGGCACCACCGCCGACGGCAGCGCGGTGTGGACCTCGGTCACGCCCTACCGGCTGATCGGCACGGTCCAGACGCCGATCGACCAGCATAGCTTCGTCGCCTCGCCGCTGCAGCTGCGCGCCGGCGAGATGGGCAACACCGCCGTCATCTCGATCCGCAACAACGTCTCGGCCGGCACCGCGCTCGAAATCGACGACGGCGTGCATGCCCCGGTCAGCATCGTCTGGAACTTCGACCGCACCGGTGGCGGCGCGGCGGCGGATATCGCCAGCGCGCTGGGGTCGAGTTCGGCCGCCATCACTGTCGTGCTGTCGGGGCTGACCATCACGCTGACCAACAATTCCGGCCAGCAGGGCAACATCACCAAGACCGGCGACATCGCCAATCCGCCGGCGCTCAACATCGAGAACTTCTCCGACGGCTATCTCGACAACGGCACGCTGACCTGGATCTCCGGCGACAACGCCGGCACCTCGCTCGAGATCAAGACCTATGCCGGCTCCGGCAGCATCGTCGTGCTCTGGCTCGGCCTGAACTATGCCACGCAGGTCGGCGACCGCTTCTTCTACTACCCGGGCTGCGACAAGCGGCGCGACACCTGCGTGCGGAAATTCGCCAATATCCTCAATTTCAGGGGGGAGCCCGACGTCCCCGGCCTCGACGCCGCACTTGGCTATCCGGACGAATGATGACGCGCGCCGAGATCATGGCCGAGGCGCGCGCCTGGCTCGGGGTGAAGTACCGCCAGAAGGGGCGCTCGCGCGAAAGCGGCCTCGACTGCATCGGCCTGCTCGTCGTCGTCGGCCGCGCCTTCGCCGTGCCGCACCAGGATCACAACGACTACGCCGATCACCCGGATAACGGGCGGCGGCTGCTGGCGGAGTTCGACCGCGTGCTCGCGCTCGCCCCGCCCACCTCGCCCTGGCCTGGGACGATCGGCGTGTTCACCGATAGCCACCTGCCCTGCCATTGCGGCATCTTCTCCGAGCGGTTCGGCGTCGTGCACCTGATCCACGCCATGCTCGGCCGGCGTATCGTGCTCGAGGAGCCGTTCCGCGCCAGCGCCTTCCGCCTGGTGCGGCGCTACCAGTTCCCGGCGCTGGAGGACTAGCGATGGGCCAGCAGGTCGGCGCCGGCGCTTTCGGTCTCGCGGGGAACCTCATCGGTGGCTTCCTTGGCGGCCCGGTGGGTGCCGCGATCGGCGGCATGGCCGGCGGGATCATCGGCTCGCTGATCTTCAACCGCAGCAAGAAGCCGCTGATCACCGACGTGCAGCTGGCCAACAGCACGTATGGCAACCCGATTCCGATCCTCTACGGCACGTCCAGGCTGCCGGGCATCATGATCTGGCAGACCAAGATCAGGACGAGCTCGAAGGCGCTCGGCAAGGGCGGCGGCCAGGCGGCGTATCACTACCATCAGTCGGCCGCCTTCGCCTTCTGCGAGGGGCCGGCGAAGATCCGCAAGATCTGGTTGGACGGCAAGCTGTTCTGGGACGCCTCGAACCCGAAACAGGAACTCGCCAAGCACACCTTCCAGATGCGCGGCTACGAGGGTGGCGAGGACCAGCTGCCGGATCCGCTGATCGCGCAATGGGTGGCCGAGAACGTCGCCGGCGCGCCTGACTCGTGTCCGGCCTATCGCGGGCTCTGCTACCTGGTCTGCGAGGGCGTTGACCTGGTCAACTACGGCAACCGCTTTCCGCAGATCACGGCGGAATGCACCGCGACCGGCCAGCGCGACTTCTACGTCAACCGCCTGGTGCCGCTGCCGGCGGATGTGACCACGTGGCATAATCCGTTTGGCATCACTTACAACCGGACCATGGCCGTCGACTGGGCGAGCCAGCTGACGTGGATGATGGGCAGCGATGGCACGCTGCGCGCCTTCTCGATCACCTCGAGCCAGCAACTCGCCGCCATCGCGTTCGCCGATTACGCGCCGACGATCGTCCCGCCGGTCTGGGCGCCGGGCTGGACCCAGCCGGAATTTCCGATCGATAGCGGCGTCGCCGCCGCCCAGGGCAGCCGTTACATCTACGTCTACGGCTCATTGCTGCCGGCCTCGATGAGCTACTGGATCCGCGCGCTCGACCGGAACACGCTGAAACCGGTTGCCGGCGTCTCGACGCTCAGCGACGAGCCGTACTGGTTCATCCATCCCGCGCCCGGCCAGGTCGGTCAGCTGCGGGTCAAGGACATCGTCGGTCCGGACGGCACCAAGGAGTGCCTGCTCGGCGTCGGCGGCTATGGCAACGTTTTCATGATCCCGGTGCTGGAAGGCGGCGACCTCGAGACCGCGCAATGGGTCAAGATGCACTTCGAGAACCTGACCGACTACACGAGCATCGTCGGCGGCGATGACGACGTGCTGGCCGACGGCTCGCAGTATGTCTACTTCCTCAACACCTCGTTCTACGGCACCGGCGGGGGCTGCTACGTGTTCCGCGCCACCCTCACCGGCTTCGACATTTTCGATACCACGCTGCTCGGCGTGCTGATGCCGTCAACGTTCGGCTACAGCGGCAGCTATCCGGCGTTTTTCCCATGCACCGGCTGGTTTGACAGCACCGACGGCACGCTGATCGTGTCGCTCCGCTCGGGCGCGATTTTCGACCCGCCGATTCCGGGCGATTTCGTCGCCAAGATCTCGCCCGGCAAGCTCGCCGCCGGCGAGAACCCGGTCATCTGGCAAAACGTCGTGCCGGGCGCCGGCATCAGCGAATGGGGCACCTACCAGGAAGCCACCGGCGTCTCGCTCGGCACCATCGCGTTTTCTTCCGGCGGGCAGGTCAGCCTGATGAGCACGGCCACCGGGCAGTACACCGCCATGTCCGAGGCGACCACGACGCTGAGCGGCGTCGATATGGTGCTGCCGGTCGCCTACAACGCCGCCACCCAGGCGCTGCTGCTCACCTATGTGACCAGTCCCGACACCCATACGCCGCCGGCGGTGGTCTACCTGAACTACATCAACGCCCCCGCGGTGTCGGTCGGCGCGATCATCGCCGATCTCTGCGCCCGCGTCGGCCTCAGCAGCGACATGGTCGACACCAGCGCGGTCACCGACACCTGCGCCGGCTACGTCGTGCGCGACATGCGCAGCGCCGGTTCGGCAATCGCCGATCTCTGCCATACCTTCCTGCTCGATCAGGTCGAGACCGACTATGAGCTGCGCTTCGTCCCGCGCGGACGGGCAGCGGTGGCCACCCTCGCCTATACCGACCTGCTGCCGCCGGACGCGGCCAATCCGGGCCACTACTGGCAGGCGCGGACGGCGCAGGAACAGGAAATGCCGCTCGAGATCGTGGTCAAATTCAATGATCCCGCGCTCGACTACCAGCCCGGCAGCACCTATGCGAAACGCACCGCGCTGCCGGTGCCGACGATGTTCGCCCGCCGCCGCCAGGTCGTCGACCTGCCGGTCATCGTCGACAATGAGACCGCGCGTCACATCGCCGAAAAATGGCTCTATACGATGTGGGCCGAGCGCCAGACCTATCAGAGCGGGTTGAGCGCGGCCTGGCTCTGGCTCGATCCGGGCGACAATATCACCGTCACCCTGCCCGATCAGACGCTGACCGTGCGGATCGAGCAGGTGGCGATCGGCGCCGATCTGTCGCTGCATCTCACGCTGGCCGCCGAGGACATCTCGACGTACGTCGCCTCCAGCTCGGCGGGCGCGCTGACCGGGGCGGGGGCGCAGACGCTGACACCGGCGGCCTACGCGCTGCTGCTGAACTTCAATGTCCCGTTGTTGCGCGATGTCGATGCCACTGCCGGCACCGCGGGGCGGGTGTACTTCGCCGCCGGGGCGCAGAACGTCGCCAGCTTCAGCGCCGGGACGGTCTACCGCAGCACCGATGCGGTCAATTGGCCGACCGAGGGCACGCTGGCGGCCGCTGCCTCCTGGGGCCGCACCCTGACGGTGCTGGCCGACACGCAGACCCCGTTCGCCACCGACTACCGGAACACCGTCACCGTCACGCTGAACCCCGGCAGCACCGCGCCGGTGTCGTGCAGCTATGCCGACCTGATGAACAACGCCAATGCGGCGCTGATCGGCCAGGAGGTCATCCAGTACCAAACGGTGACCGACAACGCCGATGGCAGCTTCACGCTCTCGACGCTTTTGCGCGGCCGCCGCGGCACCGATTGGGCGACCAAC